CCATCACAAGACTCGATTTCTCAAATGAAACTGTAAGCAATCCTGGAAAAAATTTACCAACAGCAAGACAGAATATAGGATCATTTTCAAATAATTCTTATGGATATTTTGGTGGTGGTTATGCTCCCCCTGTGATTAATACAATCACAAGACTTGATTTCTCAAATGAAACTGTAAGCAATCCTGGAAAAAATTTACCAACAGCAAGAAATAGCGTAGGAGCAACCTCAAGTAGTTTTTATGGATATTATGGTGGTGGAAATCCAAATATAAACACCATCACACGACTTGATTTTTCCACAGAAAATGTAAGTGATCCTGGAAATAATTTGCCCGCATCAGGTGGACAGCGTGGTGTAGTTTCAAACTCAAACTAAATAAAATTACATATACAATTCTATTATGAATGATATTCTTGCTAATGTTTTGATTCAACCTAAAGTAGTCACTCCAGAAGGGTTGAAATTTTTAACCGATCATATGAAAAAATCTCATAAAGAACAAATGTCTGTTTTTGATGCTGAAAGAAGTGATATAACAAGGCAAAGAGAATCAAAAATAGATAAGTCAGTTAGAAATGTCGAGTGCGCTGATTTGCTTCCAGTCTATCCTCAAGTGAAAGATTTACTTGATAACATCGTAAAAAATGTAATCAATCCATTTTATAAATTTGAAATACGGGATAGTGAAGAACCTCAGTTACTTTGTTATAGTCCAGGAGGACACTATAAACCTCACAACGATGCAGAAGGTTTGTGGACAAATCCCGATGGTACACAAATATGGAAAAAAACAATAGATAGAGATATATCCACTGTATTATTTTTGAATGATGATTTTGAAGGTGGATATTTCTCTTTTCCTGATTTAAGAATTAAAGTAAAACCTGAACCAGGATTACTTTTATGTTTTCCATCTTCTAGATGGTATACTCATATGGTAGAACCAGTAATTTCAGGTAATCGTTATAGTCTTGTTACCTGGATGAGAGTAAAAGGATTTAAGACAAAAGAAGAAATTGATAAAGAAATTGCTGACAAGTATGGTATAGAGGTTTATTAAATCCTAGTCAATAAGTCATAACACTTTTGATTTTTATCATATGCATAGTCTGCATATTGACCATTCTTTCTCACAAAATGAAGAAATAATTGCATAAATCTATCATGTTCATGCGTTCTCAATGGACTTCTCCAGTGAGGTACAATTGTCCCTAAGTATGCTACGCCATCTCCAGTAGGAGTTACAACTGATTGTTTATTTCCTTCTAAATCTTTAAGTTTAATTGGCCAAGCAGTATCACCACAAATATTCATCGTAACTGATATTTCACATGATGGTCTATCGGTATGACAATTCATCCATCCTCTATTGTGATAAGTTGTAGAGAACCAATAAGCAGGAATAAGTTCTTCTCCTAAAAGTTCTTCTAACACTGGTTGTATTCTTTTCATTACAAATGCACATGCTGGAGGAGCGTAACAAGTTAATACGTGTCCTCTTTCTGGGTCAAAATAAGGTTTTAATCCACCAAGATCTCTAATTGCTCCAGATAGATTTGCATATTTAATTTGTATAGCTTCTTCTTTGGTAATAATTGCTGGAAGGTAATACCAACCTTTCTTTGTAAAATCACTCATATAACCGTAGTAATACTATTTAATACTATATATTAGTTCTGAACCCTGACAGAGTTATTATACAGGGTTTCATGGGTCTTGTCAACCCCCTTGACAAAACCAGCTAAATATGTTACGATACACCTTCACGATTCTAGGTAAATCAAATGACCATGACACCTGAACAACTTCTTGAAAATTTCAAGACTCAACAAGCACAAACTATGGAAGATATCCGTAAGCTTGATACAGAACTGGCACAGAAAAAGGAACTCTATGTTAAACTTCAAGGAGCTATTGAAGGTTTAACTCTTCTTAATCCAGAAGAAGAGCTGGATGAGCCAACTGCAGATACAGAAGTAGTAGCTGAAGCTCTTGCATAATGTCAAATCCCAACGATATTAAAAACGAACTAATGGGTAGACTTAAGAACCTATCTGAAACTGTTACAGATTCTTTCGGAGAGATTGCCAAGGGCAACAACATCTTTGTAGAATCAGCAGTGCAGGAGGCTCGAATGTCTACCTGTAGATCTTGTGAAGACTTCAATACCAAAACTACACAATGTCGTCGCTGTGGTTGCTTTATGAGTGCAAAGACTAGACTAAAATCTGGCTCTTGTCCAATTGGCAAATGGGGTAAAGTATCATGAACGAAAACAAAATGTTTGACAAAATTCTAAAAGAACGCTGTGATCGTTTTCAACAACTCATTGAAGAAGGTCGTTATGAGGATGCAATTTCAATTGGTGAGGAGTTTGACGAATGGATAGGAGCATGTCAGAGTTGGCAGACCGAATAGAAACCCTAGAGGTTAGAGTCAACTCTCTACAAAAGATTGTAAATCAGTTAATTCTGATTATACATCTTTCAGACACTGATTTGAAAGAAAACTTACATTTATTGGAATCATAAGTTTTACTGATTTCCGAACCTCTTGACAAATCCAGAAACCTCATATATATTATTACAGTTAAACGAGGATTCGTCCATGGCTTATTTAAGTTACCGAGGATCTATTCTGGATCAGATTCGTGATGACATCAGACTTGATGAAATTTATCGCAAGAGGGGACTTGACAAGTATGAAGAAGAGTCCTATGATGACTTCGCCAACGACTACGACTACGATTACACTTTCGATTACGCAGACTGATTACTAACTATGGGACGCACATTTCGTAAAGGAAACAAAAATCCTAACGGTAGCCTCTCTGAGCTACGCCAAAACGCATCACTTCAAGATCTTGAATATGATGAAGGTTTCCGAGAGTACAAAATCTCTGGAACCAAGCGTTGGAATCGTAACGAGTCCACGTTCCGAGATTATGATGATTACGAATACTAATCTTCTATAGGGGCTCATTAGTCCCTTTTCTATTATGACACATTACGACAAGTTAATGGACACTATCAAAGATCATTTGTATGGCTACTACGTTAGTGGTCAACATGATGATAAATGGGATGAGGAAGATGCAAAAGAATCTTCTGCCAGTATCCTTAAAGCAGTTGAAGAATTTCAAACTAAGCGAGCTAACTTAGGACAATGGAGGGCTAGTGACTGAATTTACTCTTGAACAAAAAAAGATTATCTTCAATGCAGTTCGATACTATCAAATGAATCGAGTCCCATTAAACGGAAAAGAGTATGGTATTTGTGATGAAATCCTAGAAAGTTTATTCACCGAAACCAAATTAAAACAATGAGAGCAGGAGACACAGTTAGATTCTTAGGTTGCTCCCGAGAACAAATCAGATGGGGGAGTAATGATGATCCAAATCCACATTTATTTGTTGGCGACAAGTATTATGTGGAACATGTGTACATTCATTCCAATCATACTAAAGTAGAATTACGAGGAGTAGCTGGCAAATTTAATTCTGTCTGCTTTGAAGTAGTAAGTAAATGATATACGACAACGAAAAACTAAACGAAATCTTTCGTGACACTTGGCCCAATCTTCATTGGGCTTCTAAACTACACAATACAGTGAGAACAAATGACAGACAGAGCACAGAAGTTAATGACAGAGATCTGGGAGGAGAGACACTCCTGGGCTGATACTGAAGAGAAACTGGTATCAGCAGTCATTCGCAAGACTCTAGATCACTGCAAGACTTTTGTTGCTCAGAAGATGAACAATATGTCTGTAATTGATAAAAACGATTTAATTGCTTTATCAAACGAACTTGAACAACTGCCATGAGTAAATTTCAATCGACTATCTCAACTGTTGCAGCTCTAGCGAGTATTTTTGGTGCTGGTGCAGCTGGATGGAAGCTTGCACAAGTAAATTCAGATGTACCGCCAACAGTATTAGATCAGAAGATTAATCAACTAGACCAAAAACTAGAAGATTTAAGTAAACCAGAAGTGGTAGCTGAAACTCCTGCACCACACCCAGTCGAGGAACCTCCACAACCACCCTTGACACCAGCACCACAACCTGCTATACTACCTCCAGTACCACAAACTCAACAAACTCCACCTCCACCACTGCCTCCTCTGCCATGAATACTGTGAGAAAGCTTGCCAGCGTTGCTGAAATCACTTACATCAAACCTATTGAAGGTGCTGATGCTATTGAATGTGCCATCGTAAATGGTGGTTGGCCTGTAGTTATTCGTAAAGGTGAATATCAAGTTGGTGATGTTGCCATCTATCTTGAGATTGATAGTTGGGTTCCTCACAAACTTGCTCCTTTTCTGAGTAAGGGTCAAGAACCTCGTGAATATAATGGTGTAAAGGGTGAGCGTCTTCGCACTGTGAAACTTCGTGGTCAACTCAGTCAGGGACTTCTAATCAAACCATCGGATATTCCTAATTCTATTATCTATATGGATTTGGCGATTGGTGAAAATGTATCTCATATTCTTGGAGTGCAGAAGTGGGAACCACCTATTCCTGCTCAACTTCAGGGCACGATGAAGGGTAACTTCCCTCACTTCATTCCTAAAACTGATCAAGAACGCTGTCAGAATCTTCGCAGGGAAATCTTTGAGGAACATGAAGGTGAAACCTATGAAGTTACTACCAAACTTGATGGTAGCAGCATGACTGTCTACGTCAAGAATGGTGAAGTTGGTGTGTGTTCCCGTAATATTGATCTGATTGAAACTGAAGGTAATAGTTTCTGGAAGGCAGCACGGGAACAGAATATCGTTGAGGCACTTGCCCGTATCAGTGAAGACAAAGGTGAAGAGTATGCCATTCAAGGTGAACTAATTGGTGAAGGTATCCAGGGCAATCCTGAGAAAATCGAAGGTCAACACTTCTATCTGTTTGACATCTACAGTATCACTGAGGGTCGTTATCTGAAACCTCAAGAACGCTACAGTATTATGGATAAGATGAATCTTAACTATGATGCTTATATTAATCATGTTCCTTTTATTGATACTGTCTGTATTGTCACCAATGAATTCAGCACGATTGATGATCTTCTGTCATTTGCTGAAGGTCCATCGCTGAATCCTCAAACTAAGCGTGAAGGTCTGGTATTCAAGTCGTATGATAGTGATTTCACTTTCAAGGCGATTGCTAACTCTTATCTTTTGAAGCACAAAGACCGATGAAACTATTTGATTATCAAACTTACGAGGACTATGGAAAAGAATGGTTCCTCCAAATACTTACACGTCGTAATTTTGCTCTGTTTGATTTTACTCTCCAATGGGATGATGATGGTTCTGATGAAATCTTCCCAGCAATATCATTGAGTATTGGTTCTAGTCATTTGCTTGGATTTTTCTTTCGTTGGCACAGATTTCAATTTGATTGTAGTATAGTTGATACAAAACCAAGAAATCTTGAATGGTACAGGAGAAACTTTGATGACTGACCTTGATGATCTTTTAAAACCAGAGAACAAGTTTATTGTTCCAGTAACAGTTGAACTTTCAAGTTATGACCAAGTAAAACTACGAAAATTCATCAATCTTCACTATCTTGGTGATGAGGATGCTAATGAATTCGTAGATGGAACTTACAAAGCAAAGTATCCAGAGAAAGAAACTCCAGAGTTCCAGAATGCAGTATGGAAAACTAATGTTGGTTATACAGTAAATCTTGCTGTAGAGTTTGATGAAAAAGGTGTTCCCACATTTGAGGTTGTGAAAAATGGTTGAGAAAGTAAAGTTTGTAACTGTCACTCGTGTGATTGATGACAGGGCAGGAATTCATTATCTAGATGCCGTTGATGTAAATGGATATCACTGGTCTGCTGAAATGGATAGTAAACAAGAGAAATGGTTAGTATATAATAAAGTATGGACTAGAGATCCACAGCAACCTTATGATTTATGACTGGTATTAAAATTATATCACCGAATGGAGAGTATAAGTTACTTGATTCTGGATATTTGAGAGGACCAGGATCAGTATCGCCTAAAACACAACTACACATTCATAAAATGACTGAACTTGAAGAACTGAAAGCACAACTTAAAATTCTTGAAAAGAAAGTAGCACTTCTTGAAGAGATTGAAAAGACACCAATTCCTAAAATGGAACTTCTCAAAGAAGGTAGCGTTTATTGTGTTGAGTACAATACCATCAAATACTACCGTATGAAGTATCTTCATAGTGATGATTGGATTAAGTGGTGGCGTGAGAATGATGAAGGAACACAACTCACTCGTGTAGATGATCCTGAAACATTCCGATTGCTTGAGCAACTGTTTGCTGCTGACATCTCTGCTAATCCAGAAAGCTCATTCAAGTTTACCTTTGGTCCTACTTTGTATGATGTGATTGAAGATTGGTGGAGTGATATTTTTACCACTGGAGTTGATGGAGATTCTGACACATGCATCAAAGATCTTGTTGAAAGGATTTGGAAATGGATGCCTAGTTATCAATCTGCCGAAGGTTCTCAATGTGTTGGTGTTGAAGAACTGGTGGCAGGATGGAATGATTGTTTGGAAACAATTAAGAGGAAACTGGGATGAGTCAACGAAACTTCAAACAAGAACTTTTCTATTCTCAGTATATTGACATGGAGAATGGGCAAGACACAGAAACGATTGATACTCTTGCTTTGATTGAACTTCTGCAAGAGATGAATGAACGAATTGAACAACTGGAAAAAGACAATCAACTATTAAAATCTTACGCTTGGGAACCATGATTGAACCTACACATGAAGAAATGCTTGAAGAAGCAAAAAAACGAGAGGAAGTAAACAAAAAAGCATGGGAAGCAGTACAAAAACTGTATGCGGTGAATGGCGATGCTCTAAAAGAACTTGCTGAGATTGAAACTGAAGAGCGTGAGCGTATGGATGCTGTGAGAACTGCTATTGCTGGTATTGACAAGTATTCTGATGCTCTTAAAGAACTTCGTAAGATTGAACACGAAGAACTGATTGAAGAACTGCAAGCAAAGAAGAAAGAAAACTTTCAACTGGTAGCTGATGCTTGTATGAAAGAATATGAGAAGAAGTATCAACGTGATGTATTCCCAATGAGTGAATACTGGGTGTATATGGTTGCTGAATATGGGGCAACTGGCGAAGGTCAAACCGTGTGTATTATGATGACACAGGCAACTCCATATGGTGATGACTTTGCTGAAGGTAAATTCTATGTACCTGTTAATTCTAAGCAATATCGTGCTGTGAGAGCATTCCATGAGCAGTTTGGCACTTGGCATCTTCATGGTCTTAGATTTCTCAATAAAGAAGATTTCTTCAGTGAATATTCATACTACATTCCTCCAGCAATGATGAAACTTCTCAATAAGAGTTGTTTTAAAGAGTTTCATACAAAAGTTCACTATAACTTCTCATGACAAAAATCAAATTCAACGGGCACTTTCCTACTGAACGTGAGGTAGAATTCTCAAAAGATGATCAAGTGCGTCTGTTTGAGATTATGAAACAAGAGTTTATTGAACACATCACATATGCTAGGTTCAATAGCAGTTATCCTACACACACTGAACGACAACTTGAGTCCTTCTGCAATGGTTACGGTGTAGACATTGAGTATTCAAAAGACCGCATCGCATTCTTTACTGCTCTGATTAAGGAGATGAAATATAATGGATAAAGAACTCTATAACCCTGATGAGTTTCTGCTTGATAATATCAAGAGCTATCACTATGAGGTGATGGATGAAGGGCATCATGTGTGGATGGCATTCTATTTTGAGAATGGTAACACAGGACACTTGAATATTTTCCTAAATGATGGTAAGATTAACACACGCTATGAGGAATGGATGAATGACTTACAAACTAAATGAAGAAGCAAATGCATTCTCATACACTCGTGAAGAGCTATTTGAGTGTATCACTAGAATCGTAGCACACCCACACAAAACTATCACAGAACACGACCAATCTCGTGCTCTTGCCATTATGGTAGTTTTTGACGATTACTTCACCAATTATACTCAAAGTGATAATAATGGTGGGCATTGTGTTTATGAATGTGATGCTATGGACTTTACTGATTTTGTAAGGTTTAAACTTTGTATTGATGATTATGATGCTGTTGATGTGAATGAGGTTTTGAAGTGAAGCTTTATCAGCACGACAAAAAAACTTATCAGGATGGTGAAGTATCTCACACCTGGCAGTTTGGTATCATCAAAAACAAATCACTACTCTGGGTATCTTGTGAAACTCCTGGCAAAATAATTCATTCTTCTGGTGGTATCAACATCTTGTTTTCTTTCTTTGGCAGTTCTCTTTTTGGTGTAGATTTTCAACAACGAAGGTTTTGTTTAGCATTTGGATTTTTTACTGATCACTTTGATGGATGGAATGATGACTAATCTTGAACAAAAACGAGCACAACTGGAAGGACTGATTGATACTCAAATTGATTCTGCTTCTGGTCTTGCAATCAACTGTCATAACTGTATTCATTGTTGTAAAAGTTCTAATGGTATTGAATTTGATAAATGTTTGAAATCTGGTGGTGATTATTGTAATATTGTTCATCAGTTTCCACGACTATACAATCACATTTGTATGAATTATAGTGCTTGGTCTCCAAGACAAAAAAGTATTCTTGAACTGATTGGTGATAAAATTCGTAAGATGTTGGACACTTGAAGAACTGGCACACGGAGGGTTCCACCACCCTCTGTTTCGTTGTATAATAACCTTGTAAGCAACCAAACCGATGACTGAACTTTCACCAGATGCACAGGAAGTGCTAGATGGTTTTCAAGGAGTTATCTTAGATACTTCGTTTGCCGACTTGATGGCTCTTGCTGCTGCCCTTCGTGCTCTTGCAAAACAAAGCACCTTTGCCGACACAAGAGTTGGCGTAACGGAAGAGGTGGTTCTTGTTGATGACATTCTCAAAATCGCAACTGAACTGGAGCAAATCTGATGCAACTTTCCTACGGCAACGACCTTCTTTTGGAGGCAGCAGAACTTCGTGCTATCATCAAAGGTGAATTGGGATTCCGTAAGTGTCCTGATTGCCAAGGTGATGGTGAGAGTTGGACACTTCACTATGTTCTGAAAGATGACCCAGACCAAAGTAATGAACAGTTCAAGGAAGTGAGTGCCCAGTATGCTGCTGACTTTGATGAGGACAATCTACCACCAGAATACTCTTGGGGTGAGTGTCATCTTTATGAATGTGATACCTGCCATAGTGTAGGTTATATCCCTGTGGAGCAATGGTAATGAACTACGAAACTGAAATCATAGATGGACGCAGAGTAGTTGTCCGTCATTTCTTCAAGGCACACGAAATCCAAGTTGGTTCTCGTTGGGCACGAGCAGATGGTTCCAAAGGTTTTGTGACTGTTGAAGGTTTCAATACTTATGGAGCCACCGACCCTTGGATTGAAGTTGTGTATTCTTGGGAACTAAATGGAGAGAAATTTATTCATGAAAAGGATGCTTTTGCTTTCCAATGTCGATATTGTTTGATTGTTGAGGAAACTAATGAAATTTAATGATGAAGCACTAATTGCTATGTGTATTATGTTTGGTTTTACCGTCATCATTAGTTTGGTGTTTTGGTATTTCCATACTGAAACGGAAAAGCAAAGTCTGTATAAACAAACTTATGTCAAATCTATGGAGTGTAGAATTGCATTCAAAGGTAGAAGTCCATCAGAAGTAAATGGGTATTGTGGTGAAATTCCTAAACTTGGAGATTTTTTGACAAAATGAAACTAACAGCACACGAACTCGCAGTTATTACTGATACACTCACTCATTCTCTAGCAGTATCAAACTGGAATGGATATTATACTGCCCAATCAAGGGAGAATGTGAGGAATGCAATTGCTGGAATTATGGATAGTATGAGTGTAGAGATCATCACAGACAAACCAAACTTCACTATTGATGCTGACGCAGGTATTTGAAATGACTGAAACTAAACTTTGCAAAAATTGTAAGTGGTATCGCAAATCTTGGTTGGAACACATTATGATGAGAACTTCCATGTATGATATGTGTGCCTCACCAAATACAACACAAAATCCTGTAACTGGTAATGAAAACAGGTTTTGTGATATGCTGAGAGCAGAACTATGGAAAGAACTTGATTACTCTTGTGGTCCAGAAGGTAGATTTTGGGAGGCACGGAAATGATTGAAATGAGAGTTATTGATAATGGACCGATGTGCCGTCCAGATTTTCAGTATCGGTATCATATTTTTACTATTGATATTTCTGGTGGTTTATGTCCTCCCAGCATTTATGAAAGTGAATTATGGAGTGAATGGAAAACTGCTGAATGGGTAAACGCAAAGGAGATTGAAAATGATTGAAAAACAAATCAGTTATAAAATTGAATTCACAGAAGACCAAGCACGACAACTCTACAATCTTCTACAATCAGTAAAACAACAAGACCAATTCTCATATGGAGGTCTTTATGATGACTTGCGAAAACTTCATAATGAACTGAAAAAACTCTTTGACACTGGAATCCGATGACTGACCCTGATTATAAACTTCAAGAACTTTTTGTAGAGTTTGATGATGTTTATGGAGGTAGCACCTCTTACTCTTTGGACTATTTCCCTGTGATTTATGATGATGTGTTAGAATTGTGTGAGGAACTTGAAAACTATGATTGAACCAACAGACGAACAACTACTTGAAGAATACAATAAAGAAATTCATAAAGAATATGCAAAACAGGGGGAAATGACTGTTGCACGACTAATCAAAAGTCATAGAAATTTACGAAATCTAAACATAGAATGGAATGGAGCATTTGATGAGGCAAGAGCAAAGGGTTATAATGCTGGATATGATTGGGGAGTAAGAAATGTTGCGGCAAATTCTATTACTCTTGATGAACTTCGTAAAATGACCATTCAAGAACTCGCAAACCTTATTGGAACTGATTATGACTGAACCAACACTAAAAACTTGGGTAGGAACACCAGGATACAAACTCAATCCAGATAAACTCAAAAAAGCACCAAGACAAATTCTTCCTTATTTGTTTAGTTGTTTTTATTTTACAGAAGAGTTTGAGTATTTTGATTTAGTTAAACCATACTTGGATTTACCTGAACCCAGAAAGAGTATTGAAGAAATCCAACAAGAGTTTGATGAGAAGATTGATGCCCAGATAGAGAAGTTCAGGATGTGCTCTAAGTGGTCAAGAGAGCAGGCTGAGGAAAGATACAATCGAAAGTTTGATAGGATTATTCGTGATTTTGAGTATGCGAAGGAGCACGGAGAGTTTCCACCTTACGCAAAACTTACTTATGGAACTGGATTGAGTACTAATCCTTATGCTGAAACCTCTTTTGTAATCAAACAGGGAAACACACACGAAGGTTATTATACGATTGGAAATCGACGATATTTCAGGTATTATATGAATGAAAAACCTAATCGTTTGGTGAGGTTCTTTATGAAAACTTGTCTTGTATTCTTTTGGGTTGATGATGCATTATGAATAAAGAAGAATACTACAAATACATAGAAGAAAACGACACTTACCCAGAACATTCTCATAAGTGGATTGTCAGAACTTATACTGATGCGGGTATTCATAATCCAAATGAAGTATTCTATCGCAACTTCGGTCCATTTAATACTAAAGATGAAGCAGTGCTGTTCATTGGAGGGTATAAAATGAAATATACCACACAAGGATTTATTACTCGTTGGACAGTTCAAGCATTATGTGAGGTTTTATGAATAAACTCAAAACCCTCTGGAATAACAGACGCACTTGGAGAAGTGCTTTTGATTGTTGGTATATTCTAATGTTCCCTGAAAGATATTATACAAAATGGGTGTGTCAGCATAGATTGATTGATGTTGAAGAAGATGCTTGGTGGTTTTATCAAGTACTCAACAATTATGATAACTTATTTGATGGGGATTATTTTGACTGCGATGATGAATAAAGAAGTAAAAACTGCTGATGATTTGAGAGCACTTGGATGGACTGATTGGTATCATCCAAATTATTGGGTTCATCCTGATTTAACTGATAGTAGTGGTAAGATTGATTACACCTATCTTGGAATGTCTTTGGAACAAGCAATCATTTATGAAAACTCTGGTAAAAGAAAATGACATATGAATGAAAATCTTACATATAAAGAAGTTGCTGATTGGATTAGAAAGACACATCGCAAATGTAATAGATATTGCGATGTTGGTTTATGGCATCCCATTTACGGTGAAATGAATACTGTTTGGGATATTATTATAGTTCTTGAAAAAAAGCACAATGAAACTCACGAAATTGATTTTTGATTATTGGAAAATCTGGATGAGAGTTCCAGAAGAAACTAATGTCTGGGGTTCTTATGATGAGGGTCTCGGATTTTATGATTGGTATTGTATGACCTTCTGGTATGCTCTCAATCACGATTGGTATAAGATGAACAATAAGATGTATGCTTATACTGGTTGTGAAGACCCTTATGTAGAACCCAGAGATTTTGAGGATATGCTAAATGATTGACACCTTCCGCAGATGGACTATTTGGACTTCTATTTCACTATTTGAGTTTTGTGTGTGGTCTTGGAGAAATCATATGTGGAACCACCTTGACGAATACCCAGATGAAGATAGAATGAGGGAACTATTCTGGCATTACCTAAACTTCGGAAACACTACAACTTATTATGACTTCTAATCCTCTTATAGCAAAATACGAAGAACTTTACAAACCAAAAAAAGAAGAACCTAAACCAGTTTCAAAACCTTATACAAGACACGACGGCACAATCGCAACTTTTGAAGCACTACTTGAAGACCTCAAATCTGGTAGAGCAATTATGACTGATTGTAAGACAGAACTTAATTGCAATCATCTTAGTATAAATCATTTTGATTATTTCTCCTCACCTTCTTCATCGAATTTTATGCCCCTCCCAGTTGATAGAGGTGAAAGAATTACATTAGAAATTTTTAGAAAATATGTCTAATTTACTCTATGATTACTCTTATAAACAAATGGATAATCGGATTTAAACCGATTAAGTATAAACCTTTCTGGTATTGGTATCGTCTATACTGTCATCAAGGTTATCGTCTTGATGACCGACATTTATATGCAGATTTTTGGTATGAATTAAACAATGGCTGGTGGACTATGGAGTATGATGCTTTCATCAATGACCCAGGTACAGAAGAAGCTATGATGAGTATAAGTTCTCCTGATGACCTCCCAGAGACCATCTACTTGACAGAAGAAGCTTTTGACTCTATGATGGAGAAGATCAATAATCCAGATCCACCCACACCATTTCTACGACAATTACTCTCTCGACCTGCACCTTGGGACAATGACTGATCTTGAACGACTCAAAGCTTATGATGATGAGCTTTCCAAAGTAATGCCACCTGACTTCAAAGATTGGTGGCAGAATAGCAAAGATGAGTGGCCTGAGATTGCTGCTGCTGTCATTACAAGTTTGCGTGAGCGTGAAGAGCTTGCATGGTTGCACTTTGAACAATGTCGGAGGGAATTCGATGAAAGTTAAAACTCGTGTTATTCTAGAACAAGCAATTGAAGAAGGTGTCCTTCGTGGTTGGCGTCTTGCACACAAGCATGTAGAAAACCCTGAAGAACATGCAATCATTGAACGTATCAATGATGCTGTCATGTCTCAAATCTACGAATACTTTACTTTTGATGATGAACTACACATTTCCTGACATCAATCACATTGATGATGTGATTCCTCACATTGAGGATCGTCCAGAGTTTAAAGTGATGGACAAAGGTTGGTACACTGTTATCAACTATATGGTTGCATTTGAAGATACGTTCTCACTCATTCGTGAACGTTCTCATTACAACATGAAGATGCGTCGTGAGTGTCGTGGTCTCATCTTTGATAATGATACTGGCAATATCATTTCTCGTCCATATCACAAATTCTTCAATGTAGGTGAACGTGAAGAAACTCAGATTGATAAACTCAACTTGAGTGCTTCACATGTAGTTCTGGAGAAGCTAGATGGTTCGATGATTCGTCCTATTCCAACTCCAGAAGGATTCCGTTTAGGTACGAAGGCTGGTATTACTGATGTTGCAATGAATGCAGAAGTGTTCATTGGTGATAAGCCACAGTACAATACTTTCATTCGTGCCATGATTGAAGGTGGAATGACACCTATCTTTGAATGGTGTTCTCGTAAAAATCGTATTGTAGTTGATTATCCTAAAGACCAACTCATTCTCACTGGTATTCGTAACCTTACCAAAGGTAACTATCTACCATATTTCAACATGGTAGAACTTGCATCACATTATGATATTCCTTATGTGATTGCATTCTCTGGAAGTGTTCCTATTGATGAAGACTTAATCACTACTATTCGTAAATGGGATGATGGTGAGGGTGTAGTAATTCGCTTTGATGATGGTCACATGGTCAAAGTTAAAGCTGATGAATATATTCTTCGCCATCGCTCAAAGGAACAAATCAACTCAGAAAAGAATATTATTCAAGTTATCATTAATGATGCAGTAGATGATATGATTCCACTGCTTACTGAAGATGATGCAACTCGACTACGAAAGTTCCAGTCTGACTTCTGGGGTGCAGTTGATGAAGTGGCACAAGACCTTACTACCATCTTTGAAGGTGGTGATAAGATGTATCCAGACAAAAAGGAGTTCGCCGTTGAGTTTGTAAATCGAATGCTTCTTCCCATTCATCGCCCATTCATGTTCGGCATGAAACAAGGCAAAGAATGTAAACAACTCTTGATTGATTCAATCGAGAAATCTCTCACTTCTCAAACCAAACTAAACGATTCCCGCTGGATGTTCGGAGGTATTTCATGGAACTGATTATGATGTGTGGTATTCCTTGTGCAGGTAAATCATCCTACATTCGCAGAGGAATTGACAACACTGATGTGTTTGATGAATATGTAATCATTTCCACTGATGATTACATTGAAAAAATTGCAAGAGAAAACAATTCAACTTACAATGAAGTCTTTGACGATGTTATCTCTGAGGCTACTGCTAAGATGTATGAAGAGCTAGAACTTGCAATTCAACGAGGCAAGTCTATCATCTGGGATCAGACTAATGTTTCTAGAAAGTCTCGTAGACAGAAACTAAAGAAGATTCCAGATACTTATACCAAAACTGCAGTGGTTCTTCCTATCACTCTTGAAGAAGCTATCATTCGCAATTCGCAAAGAGCAAACAAATTCATTCCACGCTCTGTTATTACTCGCATGTATCACCAATTTGAAATGCCAACTGAAGACGAAGGTTTTGATGTTATTATGACTCATGATGGGTCGCATCTGAAATTGCAGGTAGCCTGATGATCTCTGACTCGGTATTTGAACACGCAATCGCAACTGCAAAATCTTCTCCATCAAAGAAACAAGTTGGCGCTTTGCTACTCAATAAAAACAAAGTAATTGTCTCAGCTACTAATTTAGAAACTAAGTCTCATCCAATTCAAGCTAAGTTTGCAGAACGAGTTGGATTGAAAGAAAAGATCTATCTCCATGCAGAGATCGCAGCCCTAGTTAAGTGTCGTGAAGATGTAGATACTATTATTGTTGCAAGGATCAATCCACAGGGTAAACTACGAATGGCTCGACCATGCCCCATTTGCCAGCTAGCACTCAAAGAAGCTGGCATCACTCATGTTCACTATACCACAAACCATGGATTCCTCTACGAATACTCCTAAACTTAAGTGCATCATTTTTGACCTCGATGGTACTCTCTGTGATGTGACTCATCGCAGACAATTTGTTGCAACCAAGCCTCGTAACTGGGATGCATGGAATCGTGGAATCAGTAATGATAAACCTGTAGAGCAGGTACTTGAAATGTTTTGTGCATTGAAGTACCTATATCCTATTTTCTTTGTAAGTGGTCGCTCTGATGATTATCGTGATGTGACTGTAAAATGGCTTGAGAAACATGGTATCACACCATATGATCATAATGGCTTATACATGAGAAAGTATCAAGACCATCGTGATGATGCTATTGTGAAGGCAGAGATTGCTGATCAGATCGAAGAGCAATATCAAATCTTTGCAGTGTTTGATGATCGCAAAAGGGTCTTGACAATGTGGCAGGATCGTGGTATATTTACCTTTGATGTCTCCCAAGGTAAAGGTGATTTCTAATGGGAATGTTTGATCGAGTTCGTTGTTCATATCCAATCAACGAACATTTCAATAATCATACATTACAAACCAAAGGACTCAAGTGTATTATGACTGATTATTGGATCAGTCCTTCTGGTGAGTTGTATGAGATTGATGATTGCATGGCTGCAGACTTTGTAGAAGTCGATGATGAATCACTTCCACCTTGGGCAAGATTTCAATGGATTCCAAATGGCAATCATGGTGTGATTCGTCCACAATATGTAACTGATTGCATTGAAGTATATCCAGAACAAAACCCAAATGCAAAATGGGAATGCTGGCCAAGATGTAGTATATGTTTTAAACTAGGTAAGATTACCCACATTGAAATACTTAGATGAGTGATTTTCCATACGAAGGATTTCCATACAGGCTAGAATACACTGATGGAAAGGATGAACGAGTTTGTTGGTTTATGTGTGAAGAGCATCTTCAGAAACATATTGAGAGATACAAACCAACCAATGCAAGTATTCAAACAGTCAAACGAAAACCAAAAGAAAAGAAACCTGAACTGTTCTCAACACTAGACACATTCTTTACACCAGATGAAACACCTGTGGCACCTGTGGGCACTCGCACTAGGAGAAAAAGCACACAAAAAAGATCAAGTAGCTGATAAGGTTGCTATTGTAAGGACAGTTATCTTTACTACGTATCTCATTACAAACTGCTTTATTGTTGCTGGTGTTATTCGACACTGGAATGATAGAGAAATTAAAGTTGAAGTTGAAATCTATGAAAATTCAAACTATGCAGAAAAACTTTACTCAGAAGGACGGGACTATCTGGGAATGGATGGAGACTCCCGAATTGAGGGAGTATATCGCTCAGGCACAGTCAAAAACCGTACTGGAGAATTTGAATGACAAACCCAAACGAGCATCCTGAAATTGCAGAGGTAGATTGGATTGATGATACATTCCGTGTTGAACAATCTCGTTGGAAAACTTGGAAGAGTTTTCATAAGAATGGGGACCCGCTTATTACTTCTCTCACACGGGAATCTTGCATCAATGCAACAAGATTCATCCTTAAAGGAAGACAAGAAGGTTTTCCCGAAAGTAAACTTTACGAAGGGGTGGTAGGTGGAAAACTCTAATGATGTGCCAGTTCACGTACTGGACCCAACCACTCCCTGGTATGAGTTTTTATCCTATACTGAATGCTGTTGGAGCCTAAATCCACCAGGACATCCATCACTCACCCGCTTCATGCGTTACCACGATTATCTCAAGGAGATTGGTCTCAAATGAATGATTTTTCAATTTCAGGCACAGCAAACAAATATACAGATGCAGAACTTGATGCAATGTGTCTGTATTCCGAAAATCTTGATCTGAAACGTAGGATTGGGATTCTTGAAGAAGAAAATCTAAAACTCAAGAATGAACTTCTTGAACTCTCTGCACAAATGGAAGGAATGATTTATGAAAACTAGTATTCTTGTTTTTGGTAGTTTTGTGGGTCTGGTTGCTTCTATTTGGGGGATTGCCTACCACGACCTTCTGTTCACCGCATTTTTTGCACCAAAGTACGAGAATGTTCGCAGGAACACCTTTGAACAATCAAAGTCCTTCCGAACTGGTGCTGTCCAAGAACTGCAGAATATGCAATTTGAGTATATCAAAGCAACACCTGAACATAAAGCAGCACTGGCAGATGTAATTCGGCATCGTGCTGCTGAAGTTCCTGCTGATGCTATGCCTTCTGACCTCCAATCCTTCATCTCTAATCTTCCTAACTGATAATGAAATCCATTGCTTCTGTTGCTGTCATCACACTTCTGGGTGTAACTCTTGTTGGTTGTGATGATTTCAGTAATTCTGACCAAAAACAACGTGATCAGCAAGAACGTATTCTTCAAGAAGGTACTGCTCAAACTGGTATGCCTGCCATCAAGAACTTCCGTGAACGCAAACTGATGAAACAAATCATTGAGATGCGTGACCAAGATGGTTTAGTGACTTATACTTACACTGTTCCTGAAACTACTGGTCGTCCAGTGTTCCTGTGTAATTCTATTGGTTATGGTTTGCCTGCTGCTACTCAATATACTAATCCTGAAAAGTATGAGTACACTGGAACAACTCTACCACAAGCAGACCCTAATGGTCTTTTTTCTCCTGATAGTGCAGAAGGAACTTGGGTGATGTGTTCTGATCCCAGTGGTAGTGGTAAGACCCGTCCTGTGTATGTTGAACCTCGTATTATTGTTTCTCCCTTTAAACTCTGATTATGACTAAAGTTGTTTATAATGCCTGCTACGGTGGGTTTGGTCTGTCTAAAGAAGCAGTCCAACGATACTGGGAACTCAAAGAACAACAAGTTTGGATTGAGGATGAACGATGGGGATATAATGTTTGGCTGGTTCCACCTGAAGAGCGAATCAAAGCAAAAAACACAGAAGAGTTTCAGGCTATGAGTTTTGATGAGCGTATGGCTTACAACAAAGCATATTCAGCACAAAATTGGTATCACCGTGATGTTGATCGTCATGACCCTATTCTGGTTCAAGTTGTAGAAGAACTGGGTGACAAAGCAAATGGTGAGTGTGCTAAACTTGCTATTGTTGAAATCAGTGGTCCTTATCATATTGATGAATATGATGGATTTGAGAGTGTAGAAACTCCTAATAGTTATGATTGGATTACTCCCTGAACTTTATTTGAGGTAAATTACTATGACTAAACAAAACGGATTTATTGACCCTGTTATTGCTATTGGTGCTGTTGGTGCCATTGCTGTTCTTGGTCTCATCTTCATTGGTGGTCCACAGTATAATGTGTGGCAGCAATCACTTGCTGGTAAAGCGGAACTGCAAAAGGCAGAGTTTACTCGTCAGGTAGCAGTTCTGGAAGCACAAGCAAAGAAAGATTCTGCTTCGCAACTTGCTGATGCTGAAATCATCCGTGCTCAAGGTGTTGCCAAGGCAAACCAAATCATTGGTGATTCGCTGAAAGATAATCGTGAGTATCTTCAGTATCTGTACATTACTGGTATTGAAGATGGTGCCAAAAATGGTAATGTAACCATCTATGTGCCCACTGAAGGTGGGATGCCTGTTCCTACACTCCAAATGAACAAATGATTGAAAAGCAAATCCAGTCTGAAGTTTATGGTGTTCCAAGTGTATTCACACTAAGGTTTTACACTGAGGATGATACTCCATGGCTCAAGAATACTTTTGAAGCCTGGAAACTATTGCATGAATGCCTTCGTGAAGAAGCAGCTGGAGACCAGGGACTGTTTCATGATGAGAGAGCTACAAACATTCCAGAAGCAATCTCTGAAGTAACATATTGTATTTTGACT